AAGATAAGCAACCTTTTGTTTTTCGTACTTCTGTCGAGCAACTTCATCATCTGGATCTTCAGGGGGTACTGGATATTTAATTCCCGACGCATAAGCAAGGGACTTGCGGAAGATTTGCTCTTCCTGGAAAATCATTAATTCCAAACATTTGCAAATGCCGTATGTGTACAGCATTAAGCACTTTTTCTTAGCAGTTGCGCTTACTCGGCCATATGCAGATTTAATCTCAGTAGCAGTAACGTTAGTAATACTAAGGTCGTCGATACCGCCTAAAGCAAGCCGGATCTCGCTACGAAGTTGTTCGGAGTACCGAGCCTGATCAGTACTAACTGCGTTTGGCGTAATAAAACCGACACGATCCGTAGGCTCCAGGTTGGCGATCACTCGTGGCACCCTCATGCCACTACCGGGGCGTCCGATATAGCCGGGTGGATTTCGAGTTACGTTGTCTTGTTTGTAAGTAGAGCTAGACAAGAAGAAGTCTGACTTAAAACCAGATTCACTCGAAATACTAGGGCGTTGAGCAACATCTTGATCTCCGCTCTCAACAATATCTTGTTTGGGACGAGACGACAAAAGTGTGGGATTACCGAAAAACGACAGGTTTGCCCGGATATTCTTCACCATCTCATCATGAGCGATGATCTGGTTGGCCATCCAATCAAACTCGCCGCTACCGTCGGTACCGAAAGCATCGGGATTATTAAAGACCTCCACGCATGGAATAAACTCCATGGTGTTAACAACGGTCTTTTTGTCAAAGATGCCGTACTCCAAAGACGGCATATCAAAGGTAATTTCCTGTTCGCTGTGGAACTCTTCAATCTCCGTGGCAGTAATCCGGAGACGCATATATCGTTTATCCGTGCTCAGGCCAACACCCTGGAAGCCTTTGCTGGATTTAACTTTGTATGGGTAGATGATGATGACTTCTTCTAAGTCACCTTCCGGCGAATAAAAGGTCCGATAGGAGTCTTTGTCAAACCAGTACAGACGATACGTCTTCTTGGTGGGGCGGATATAAAAAAGGCCTTTGCCGTACGTCAGGAAGCGATCCCAGATTGAATCCAGACGAGCATCCAGTTTGTTGAACTTGATGACCTGCTGAACGAAATCAAAACGCTGCGTTCCGAAATTATCTTGAGCCGGATAGAACTCTACGCCCTGACGGATGCCAAACATCCGCATCTGTGACAGGTGGGCATTGACCAGCATGGTATCGGCGGGGCCAGTACCATCGCGAGTGATAACTGCCTTGAGGATAGCGTCAAGTGCTGATTTAGGACTATCGCTCATGAGTCAGATAACTTCAAGATTATTCTTCAATATCGTAGCCAGCAGCAATACGTTTGAGTGTAATTGTGTCCCCCTCAACTTCGACGTCGAAACGTTCGTTTGGTTGAAGGCCCATATCGTGGCACAGTTCGTCAGGAAGAGGGATTACTGCGGAGCCGTAGGCGTCCTGCTCAAGCTCAATAGTGTAGTAGCTGGTGGACATTGGAAAGGGATTCTCCTAGTTTAGGTCCAAAATACTTTATCCCTATTTACTCCTAAATTTAAAATTCCAGCTCCAGCTTTCCTCTGGTCATCAAGCCGTTGCAAAGCCAGACGAGAGCATCGACGCAGTCATCGTGAGAGCTTACGCCAAAGTTTACGATCTCATCGGTAAGGGGGCCAAACCGCCGATACTTGTTAAAAATAATCTTCCGCTGTTCGAATAGGCCCATAATACCCCGGAAACGGGCAACTTTATCACCACGGAAGCCCTTGATGGCGTGCCAGTTCATGTTGTAAAGACCGTGGTCTCCCAAGCAGATACGTTTGAAGTCCGCCTCCAGGGATGCCTGATAGGCAACGGCCTCAGACCAAATGTCAATATTTGAACCGGTTGGAAAGTACCGATCGTTGTCTTTGTGAACAACACCCCATTCTTCCATCATTTCCATCAAGGCTTCTAGTTTTTCTAGATTGCCCATGATCCGGATTCGTTTGCAGTCAATAATATGTATTTTTTGTCCGACCCGTCCACCCATTACAAAAACCGTGTAATCGTTTTGCTCCCGGATACCAGCAGAGAGATCAACGCCAACTCCAAGCGAATCAAATTGAGTTCCGATTGTCCCCTTGACAATTAAGTCAGGAGACAGGGAGAGCTCACTAGTCTGAACAATTTGGTTTTGATACTGAAAACTAAAGGCAATAGGGGCTTGTCGTCGACGATCTTGTAAATACTCCAGAGACCAAAGTGCTGGCCAATATGAGATTTCTTCACCCTCTGAATCAACAGTGATCGCAGACTGGACAATCTGAATCCAATCATTGGCTGGAGTAAAAGTGCTGTTATGAATGTCGTCGTGGCGGAAACGAGTTCCCAGACAGATTGCGCGGCCACCCTCAAACATCGTCGGAACAATAACTGAGTTCCAGTTATCTTCCATGGCTGCTCGGATGTCTCGGTTTTTAATATCATCCGCAGACTTAATGGCGTCATCGATAATACAAAGGTGTGAGCGCTTCGACGTCACAGCACCCTTCAAGCCAGCACAGCAAACCGTAAACTCTTCTTCACCTGTTGATTTGATACCTGCGAACTTCCAATCAATACTCCAGTATTCGTTAGAGTTAATGCCTTTGGCAATCTTAACGGTCGGGAAAATCTCTGAGTATGTTTTACTTTCTTCGATAATTCGTTTGATGGCTGCACTTTTAGGCCGCGCCACGTCAACCGTGTAAGAAATGTATAAGATTTTGAGAGGCTTTTTGGCTAGAGCGTGAATGCCAATTGCCCACGCAGTAAACAAACCCAACACAGTTGATTTTGCTGAACCGCGAGGAGCAAGAATATCAACGTTTGGCCCAGCAATACCAACCAAGCACTCGCTATCGTCACCAGTGCATAGATATTTATGCCACTCTTTGTGGTGAGTGGCTGGTGGTTTATCACCAACAACCTCACAAAAATATCCAAAATCAGTACGAGCCCGATTTACATCAACGGTGGACGAATGCTTAACAACTCGTTTCTGAGCTGCAGCCCTAGCCGTGCGGCGATAAACGCTGTAAAGATTCGTACCTGCCATGCCCGTAGCATAGCGTACTAATTTTTAAGACTCTTCCTGCAGAATCTTGGTCCACACACCCATTGATGCTTCTTGAAGTGGGCCTTCGATTGGATCGTCACGGAAGATAGACAGCATCTCCCGCAGAGCTCGGTCCGCGCCAGCAAGGATTAAACCTTGCTTATCGAGAAGAATTTTTTCATCGTTAAGCTGTTTTATAGAGCCACGCAGTTCTTTTTGCATCATTGCGATACGGGAAGTACCCATATCTTGCTTCACCATCCCCATATCAATGGCTTCCCGCAGCTTGGCAATGTCCTGCTGCATGGAGTCAATCTCCATCTCTAGTAAGCCGTTAAAATCTCGTTTTTTATATTCTTTCTTTGACCACTCATCGCACTCTACGATGCTTCCTGTAAACCCGAGGAATCGGGAATACAGGTACATCTGGATTGGAGAGTTTGTCCGTTTGCAGAATGTAAGAAAGGATTCACGGTCTTTATCAGTTAAACCTTGAATCCATTCCTTCATGATCGATACTGCTGTTGAGCTTGCTGATAATCCCTTTGCTCTTTATAGCGCCGGAACATCTCTTGCTGCAAGTCTGTCATTCGAGTTTCTTCACCGGTCTTACCGATGGTTGAGCGTTGCTCTTCACCGGTCGTCCGGATTAACCCGGTTTCGCCAGCAAAACGCTCTTTCTGAGTTTCCCGCTCTTGAGTACCAGTTTCACGGATACCTGCACGCTGTTCGGTGCCAGTAGCCGCAATGCTGAGGCGCTCTTGTTGGCCGCGAGTCTCGGTAGTAAGGCGCTCTTGGCCTCCAGCGGTTTCCAACCCACGGCGGTACTCCGTGCCAGTGGCTGCAATTCCGAGGCGCTCCTGCTCACCACGAACAAGTGTAGTGGCGCGGTCCTGCTCTCCGGTAGCAGCAATACTGAGTCGTTGTTCAGAACCAGCAGCTTGCGTCCTCCGGATATCCTGACCAGCAAAGAATTCCGCATTCGTGCGGTCCAGCTGGGCGCCCAACTCCATGTTGAGTCGCTGCTGAGCACCACTAACTTCGTTCAGCGCAGTCTGCGTCTGAAGTGATTGAGTCGGCACCTGGGTGGGAGCAGCCGGGGGAGGCGGCGGTGGCGAATAAACAATTGTCGGAGGAGGAGGTGGTGGTGATCCGCCCATAATTAACGACTCGCTGCTTTCAGTTTAACGCGGTTTATTTCAGGCAACCTGAATGTATTGACCAGCAAAACGGCCGGCAAAATCCTTTGCTGCTTGTTGTTGGGCTGCGGTTGCCAGCTGACGCTCTGCTTCACCAGAGGCAGCCTGAAGCATTTGACCCTGCTTGGATGCCATGATAGCTTGAACGCTACTGGGCATTTGTTCTTTAGTAGCCAAGAAAGATTTGCTAGCAGCTAGACTTCGGGCAGTTGATTCCGCTCCAGCTGCGCTCAAAAACGGGTACAAATCCGACATCGTGGCCAGATTAAGCTGCCGAGTCAAACCAGTTTGCATGGACTGACGTTGCAGGTCAATCGGCAACATTTCCGTCTGATATTGGATATTGGCTTTTATAATATCCTGGATTGAAGGCGTTGCGTTTTTTGTATCGTATTGAGCCGGTGCGCCTGAAATACCTTCAATTTCTGGTGTTTTTGTTTTTTGTTTAAAAACCTCTTTAAATATATCTTGATCGCGTTGGCCAGTAGGGAAATAAGTCCCAACTGACTTGGGAACTTTTGTCCAATCAATTTTTTGGCTGTACATGGGTACCGGCCCAGAAAACGGCGATCCGGGCATACTCCAAATCGAGGCGGACATTTTAGCTATATTGGTATTGGCCAGTCAGGGCCTGGCCCATTTGCTGAGATGCGGTTTGGCCCATAGCTTGAGCACTTGCCTGAGCGCCAAGAAGCTGACGAGCTGCGGTATCAATATTTTGACGAATGTTGGCTGCGGCCAGTTGACGCTGCATTTCGGTTTTGCCCCGCGCTTCGGCGGCCTTAAAGCGTTCTTCATTCAAGCGGCGCATAATCTTTAATTCACTTTCTGCACCCTTTTCGGCGGCAAGTCGAGCAGTGGCAAATGGGCCTTGGGGATTGACAACATCAAAGGGCGTAAATGTCCGACCGTAACCCATTAATGGGTCCATGCCGGGGGGTAAGCCTTGCATATCATATTGTGCCGGACCGCCAGGAATTCCTCCCATCACGGCGGGGACCACACTTGCAGGTACACCAGCAACGTTACGTACTGCTGCAGCTGCGGGCTGGCCTACGGCTCGGGCAAGTTGCGGAAGAACAGTGGCCCCAGTACCAAGGGCAGCGAGACCTAGGATTTGACTGGGCTGTAATCCAAGTCTTTGCCCTGCTTTAGAAGCAAGCCCAACAACAGTTTGGCCGGTGCCGGGAACATTTGCGCCATAAACAGCTGGATTCGACTGAGCTCCTCGAAGCATCCGTCCGCCAGCATAAGCAAGTCCACCACTGGCCAGGGCTTCTAGGGGGCGCCCCTGAAGCAAAGGACCAGCAGCGCTGACTCCAGCGGAGATTAAAGGTAATGCACCAAGGGCTGCTTGTAACATGTTTTTGCCTATCTGAGATTTATTTTAGTTTGTGTTAATCAAAAAGACTGCCAGCTGCTCCACCAATCATTCCACCTAACGATGCTCCAGCCGGACCACCAAATGCGCCTAATGCGGCTCCGGCTAACCGACCAATTTGGGAGCCCTTGTTACCCTTTTGCGCCTCCATTCCAGGTATAAACATTGGGGAGTGCTGCATCGGATAAACAACACCTAAATTTTCCAAAACCTGTCCGCCAAACGGCCTATTCCACTCACCTCCATAAACACCTTTTTGACCAATATTGCGATATTTTTCTTCGCTACCATAATCACCCTTTGCACCCGATAGCCAATTTTCAAGAAAACTTCCGCCTTTTTTATCTTTAGCGCCAAACGAAAATTTTCCTGCGTCTAAATTATCGTCCTTGTCAACACCAAATCCACCAGACCAATCGATTCCTTTTGAGGCAGACCCCCAATCATAGTCTCCTTTTACAGATGACTCGGTATCGAAAAAATTTGACCCCAAATTCCAAGACATTGTGTTAGTTTAAGCGCTTTAATTTTTATTGATAAATAGGAACCGGTTGAGCAAATGGATCTGCATACATCTCTGATTGAGACAAGCTGTTTCCATACACGGGATTTTTGGATTGTTTCATCTGTTCTAAGTTTAAACGACTCCGCATGTGGTAAGCATCTGCGTCGGCGCGTTGCTGATTTATGCCCATGCTATGTAGAAAACGTTGTTGCTGTAAATATGCCTCTCCAGCCTGATAATTGGTCAACGGAAGGCTGCCGGGTTGATATGGTTGATTCGTAAAAGGTTGAGAGGATTGTGTTATACCTTGAGTTAAATAAGATACCACAGCAGGTGTGGCCGCCTGGGTGGCTACATTGGCAGCAAGCCCGGCAATTTCAGGGGCGTTACGAGCAGCGGTTTGATAAGCCGAAACCGGTATTGGCAGTGCCCCAGCCAAGCGCCCCAATGGAAATGACTGCATTGCTTGCGCAGCCTCTTCTGCACTGCCGGAGCCGATGGCTGCAAGTCTGCCGCTTTGCGCTACTCGTTCAGCCACTTTTTTACCGGCAACACTTCCCAAGTCAAAAACTGTTTTTAAATATTTACCGAGCGTCGCTCCGGCCATTGGGATACTCATTAAGATACTCCTACTCCTTGATTTGGAAACTTACCGGCTGTGTTGGGATCACTCTCATTAGATCCAGAAGTTGCAGACTCTGAACTAAGTCTAACTAAGTTACCCGGTTTTACCGCACGATCTTCTTCAACTAAACCGCGAGATATTGCTTGGGCGTAATTTTTAGCAAACGCCGTAGCAAATGATTGGTCCCCAGGATTGGTAAAATTGGGCTGATCGGTTTTAGATGCAGCATCAATCTTGGCTTGCGATTGAGGGGCAACATCTACAAATGTGCGGTTGACATAAAAATTTGCGTAATCCGGATTTTTCTTCATATCAGCCACCCAGGGATCACGAATGGGATCAGCAGTTCTATTGGGGCC